GTCCGCATGAACAAGCAGCCCGTCCACAACAACCCCTGGCACAAGGCCTCGCCCAAAGCGAAGCCGGGCACGGTGACAACCTCAACCGACGGCGGGCCGACCACCCACCAAATCCCAGGAACGGAGAAATGACCGACTCGTTCTCGAGCCTGGACAGGGCTCTCATGGCCTCAGAGGCCCCGATACTGCCGGATCTCGCATCCCTGGAGCACCAGGTCGCAGAGGCCGTCGAGTTCTGGACCATCCGGAAGCGGGAGGTGGAGCTGGAGCTGGAGAAGGCTCAGGCGATCCTCAACCGGCTGTCCGGCAGCGACACGCTCATCGACTTCATGGGCGACCCGCCGGAGGCGGAGCCCGCTCCGGAGCCCAAGAAGAAGGGCGTGAAGCTCTACAGCGGCGCGACGTACATCAAGGTGCTCACGGCCCTGTCGGAGCACTCGTACGGGACGCGCGAGAGCATCGCGCGTTGGGCCGAGGTCGGCCATTCCACTGTCGGGAGCGTGCTGCGCCGCGCCCTTGAGGAAGGTCAGGTCACCACCTGGAAGCGTCCCGCAGGGCCGCAGGGCGGGATGCGCAAGTCCGTGTGGCAGGTCACCGACGAGGGCCGTGACTTCGTGACCTCGATGGAGGAGGACCAGGCCCCGGTGATCCTCCGGGTGACCACGTTCTAACCTGCCCAAAAACCCCACATAAGGGCATTCTGGGCACCTTTACCTAGTCGCCCGCCGCCCACAGCACTATCGTGAAAGGCCCCCGCAAGGGGGCTTTTCTCATGTCAGAGACCTACAACGAGGCGCAGGCCACAACGATCGTCACCGCGGTCGCGGCCGGAGCCAGCAACCAGCTGGCCGCTCACCACGTCGGCATTCCCCTGCCCGATCTCTACGCATGGATGGACGAGAAGCCCGAGTTCGCCGCCCGGATCGACCGGGCCCGAGCTGACCTGGAGCTGCTGGCGATCGGCAGCATCAGGCGCAACGTGTCTGAGGACCCCAAGGCCGCCCAGTGGGTAGCCGAACGGACGTACGGGGACGCTGAGCTTGAGCGCCTCAGGCAGCTGACCACATGAACCGACCAGGGGCGATCCCCGGAAGGAGCGCGCGATGCGCGGACGCAAACCGCAGCCAGTCGAGCAGAGGATCAAGGAAGGCAACACCCAGAACCGGCCGCTGCCGCAGACGGTCCTGGTGTCCGGACGTCCAGCACCTCGAGAGCTTGACGAGCCGCCTCCTCACCTGCCGCCCGAGGCCCAGGAGTTCTGGCGCGAAAGCGTCGCCCGGCTCGTAGAGGTCGGCATCGTCGACAAGGTCGACGTCCCGGTCCTCGAACAACTCAGCGTCCAGTACGCCCGCATCCGCCAGGCTCAGCGCGTCCTCGCCATCGACGGCCATTACGTCCGTGGGTCCGTCGGGCAGCTGCGCCCCCACCCGGCCCTCAAGATCGAGCAGGACGCCACCAACCTCTTCTTCAAGATCGCCGAGCACTACGCCCTCACACCCGTCGCCCGCACGCGCCTCGGGCTGGCCGAGCTGCACGCCCGCTCCCTCAAGGCGGAGCTCGACTCGGGTCTCAAAGCACCCACGTTCACGCCGCTCACCGACGACGACCCTGACGAGATCGACATGGTCGAGGCCGAGGTCGTCAAGAGCTGATGCAGGTCGACGAGGCCCCGAGACAGATCTTTCGGGGCCTGGGCGACGTCGTCGCCCAGTTCTCCCAGGAGTGGATCGTCCAGACCAAGGGCCGGTGGGCTGGCAACCCGCTCATTCTCGAGCCTTGGCAGCGATCGTTTATGGACGAGCTGTTCCTCGTCTACGAGGACGGCGAACGGGTCTACCGGGAAGCCCTCCTGGGAATCGCCCGCAAGAACGGCAAGAGCACGATCTCCGCCGCCATCGCGCTCTACATGCTCCTGGCCTCAGGCGAGCAAGGCCCCGAGGTGTACGTCGCGGCCGGGTCCAAGGACCAGGCCCGGATCGTGTTCAACCAGGCCCGCGAGTTCGTCCAGGCCTCACCCAGGCTCAGCGACTGGCTCCAGGTCCAGAAGAACGTCATCACCTGCAAGTCGAACAACGGCGTCTTCCGGGTCCTCGCCGCGGAGGCCGGGACCAACTACGGCCTCAACCCCTCAGGCGTCGTCATCGACGAGCTCCACGTCCACAAGGACCCGGAGCTGTACTACTCGCTCACTACCGGCCAGCTGGCCCGTGAAGCCCCTCTCGTCGTCTCCATCACCACCGCCGGGTTCGACCGGGAGACCATCTGCTGGGACATGTACGAGCGCGGCAAGGAGCTCGAGCGCCAAGGGCTCAGCGCCATGCGTGACAGCGGCTTCTACTTCAAGTGGTACGAGGCCGACGAGAAAGCCAGCGTCCACGACCTCGAGGGATGGCAGGCCGCCAACCCGTCCAGCTGGATCAAGGCCAAGGACCTCGCCCGGGAAGCCGACCGCCTCCCGGAGAACATCTTCCGCCGCCTCCACCTCAACCAGTGGACGGAGTCAGAGGAAGCCTGGATCACCCCGGCCCAGTGGGACGCGTGCGAAGGCACCCCGCAGATCGACCCGAGCCTGCCGCTCATCTGCATCGCCGACGACATCGGCTTCAAGCGCGACGCGGCCGCCATCGTCTGGGGCCAATGGAGGGACGACAACCGCCTCCATGTCGGCCACGACATCATGGTCCCGGAGAAGCAGGGCGAAGTGTTCGGCCCGGCCGACATTCGCGGGCGCACCGCCTCCGTCGCCAAGAACCCGGGCGGCGTCAGAGAGATCGCCTACGACCCGTGGCAGTTCCGTGAGAGCGCCGAGATCCTGCTCGAGGCAGGCCTGCCGATGGTCGAATATCCGCAGTCGAGCGGGCGCATGGCCCCCGCCTCGGAGAACCTGTACGAGCTGATCACCCACCAGCGGATCGTCCACGACGGGGACCGCACACTGAGACGGCATGTACTGTCCGCGGTGGCCGGGGAAACGGATCGTGGTGGCTGGAGAATCAGCAAGCGCAAGAGCCTCGAACGCATCGACGGCTGTATCGCCCTTGCGATGATGGCCGACCGAGCCGTCACACTCCGCTACGAGAAGCCGCCGTCGAAGCGCGGGGCGTTCCTATAACGAGGAGCCGATGGTCAGCGTCACCAACGATCCACGCGACGAGCTTCGCGCCCAGCTGGACCACCTGCTTCAGGAGCAGCTGCCCGGGATCGGGCTCTACTCCAACTACTACGACGGCAACCACCGGCTCCAGTTTGCGACCTCCAAGTTCCGGGAGGCCTTCGGCGAGCTGTTCGAGGCGTTCGCAACCAACTGGTGCGGGCTCGTCGTCGACGTCGCCGTCGACCGTCTGAAGATCCAGGGCTTTCGCTTCGGCACTGACGACGCGGACGAGGACGCCAAGAACATCTGGCAGTTCAACAACCTGGACGCGCTCTCCGCGCAAGCCCACACCGAGGCCGTGAAGTGCGGCACCGCCTACCTTCTCGTCGGCCCTCCTCCCGAGCCCGGCGCGGAGCCCCGCATCACCGTCGAGCATCCCGCTCAGTGCTACGTCCTACTCGACCCGGCCGACCGCACCAAGCGCCTGGCCGGGATCAAGAAGTACACGGCCAAGAACGGCGACATCGTCGCCGTCATCTACGAGCCGGACCTCATCACCACCTACGTGAAGCGGTCGGCGTTCCAGACGGCAGAGGCCTTCGGCCTGATCCTTCCGGCCGGGATGAGCGACTGGGATACGAAGTCCCAGGTCAAGAACGTGCTCGGCGAGGTGCCGCTGATCCCGCTCGCGAACGCCCCGAACCTCCTGACGGGCGGCACCAGCGACCTGAAGCCCGCCGTCAAGCTCAACGACGCGGCCAACAAGTTCTTCACCGACATGATCCACGCGTCGGAGTTCACGAGCTTCCCGCAGCGCATCCTTACCGGCGTCGAGCTTCCCCGCGACCCGGTCACCGGCGAAGTCCTCGACAGCGAGGAACTCCGCGCGGCAGTCAGCCGCCTCTGGGTCTTCGAAGGTGACAACGCCAAGGCCCACCAGCTGGCCGTCGGGGACCTCGGCAACTACGTCGAGGGCGTCGACATGGCTGTCCAACACCTGGCGGCCCAGACCCGCACTCCGCCGCACTACCTGCTCGCGAAGCTCGCGAACATCAGCGGGGAGGCCCTCATCACCGCCGAAGTCGGCCTGGTCGCGCGC